AGTACAGAAGGCTCGCGGCGCTCGACGCCACCCACAACCCCGAAGTCTGCGTAGACACGATGGAGTACGCGGAGCGGCTTGAGGCCGAGAACGAGGCCATGACGCTGGTTATCAAGGCCACAACGGAAGCCTTAAAAGGAAATTATAACTGATGCACCAAATAGTTCCTCATATTCTAGTTCTTAACGACCAATATTGGCTTCCTTATTCATTAGAGTGTCTTAGGGGAAAGTTTAATCGCTATGTAATTTACGATGTTGGGAGTAAAGACGAAACCCCTAATATTATAGATAGATTTGTTGAACTTGAAAAGAAACGCGGAGCGGAATTCTATATCAGATCATTTACAGAAACACCTCACCCACAGATCCAGGGGATATTTCGCAACTCTATGATAGCTGAATCGCTATCAGAGTGGTATCTTATAATTGACGGCGATGAGGTGTATAACGAAGATGATATTAATTATATTGCTGATAGTAAGTGGACACAATTTGCCTATAAATCATTTTTTGCAGAATATTCTATTGATAAAATCTACGGTGTTGTTAAACGAATTGAAATAGGCACCGATCTACAAACAAGATATAGTGAATTAAGATCTCATCATAGACTTTATCATCAAACAGCAATTTGGAAAGGAACACACCCCGGAGAAGAACCAGTATTTAACCAAAACACCTCTAGAGAATTTTATCTCGACGCGATAACCTGCTACCACTTTCACAACACCCTACGGTCACCATTAGAAAAAGATGTTCCTAGTCGTGAACGTCGAAAGGGGAAGTCAACCTATAAACCAGGGCAGTTGATTCCTTATAATTTGTTAGATGTACTCCCTATCTTAAGGAAACCCATAGCAAATTTTCCAGTGAACCCTGAATTAGAAAAGTTACAACATGATTATTAAATGCAAATGCGGACGCAATACATCTTATGGTTTAACGTGTACATTTTGTCGCACCTCTATGCTTTTTACAGAAGACGCAGAAAAAGATGAAGCCGCACTCCCCGGAGAATACGGGGAACACGGCTTCCATGAAGTTCAATTAGATGAGGAAGGTAATGAAATATTAGAAGATTAGAGAAGATCCTTCTTCTGGGAGGCTTTCATTCGTTCTGCTTGCGCTCTAGTCACTTGTCGTTGTTCAACTTGCTTACCTAAGAAGTCAAGCATCTCTTCTCGCGCACGACCACGTTCCTTCCCGGCAAACCGGGATGCTTCTGCGTGTCGAGCCTTTAATTCTGCTTCCGACCATCCCCTTAATCTGGGGTGTTTACCAATAGAGTTCATTTTACTTTCAACCCACTTAGAGTATTTTGCTTGTGCTTCTCGCGGATTATCTGTGTGTTGTTTCGCAAAAGTAGAAAACACTACGGTCAATAGTCTTTTAGATTCCTTGTCATTTCCATTCTCAAGATGGTAGGCAAGGTTCTTAGAAACTGTTGACCTTATTTTTTGGAAGTGTCGTTCGGTTGTTTCTTCATTAGCCAGACGTTGAGCCGGATCAGCAGCCCAAGACTTCCAAATACCAAAGTTCTTTAAGAAAAGATCTGTTGAAAGGTTTCCGGGTTTACCTGAAATTGGATCAACTGCAATACCCGAATCAACGAGTAATCTAGAAATATTTGTAATATCTCCCGGGGCAGATTTTCCAGTTAAAGCAAGAGACGCTGAAACATCAGGAGTTGTTGTTTTAAATCCATACTTCTGAATTATAGGAGGGGATACGAATCCAATATACCCAGCAAGGGCTTTAGAGAAATAGTCTCCGGTATCTTCCACACCAATATCTGTACCCCAAGAAGTTTTACCTTCCATGATTTCAATTAAGGGCTTTAAGATAGCAAATGGGGCCGCGGGCGACTGCTCTAGTGCCCCACCAATATCTTTGAACGGAAGAATATCTCCACCCATTTCAGGGCTTGTAGAACCTAGCATAAAGGCTGCATGAGGAAGCCAGTCTAATACTGTTCCTCGTAGTCTATCGTCGTCTGTTTCTGTTGCAAATCCAAATCCTGCACCGGCAGCAGCACCTAAACCAGCTCCGATTGCGGCGCCACCAGCTCCCCCACCCTTAATGGCTCCGGCTACTCCACCAACAAGAGCACCAGTTATACCCCCGCCAATCGCTCCACTGTGTTCTCCAGCAACCACTGTTTCACTTTTTTGGGCCCACATAGGAAGCTGACGCTTTGTTTCTTCAACGTCGTCTGCACCTGGGGCTTGTCCAGATAGTGTTAAAGCAGATTGAATAATATCGGGCATTTGTAACCAAGGCATCATTCTAAGAGGATGATCCATTAGATTATTTTTAGTAATTCTTACAGCTTCGGTGGGGAACGTTAACCAAGGAAACGCCCACTTTCGGCCCTGTCTAATAGAGGATCCTACTGTTTGATACATAGGAAGTCGTCTACCTACTTCAAGGATAGCGGCTTTCTTTGTAAGCCCTTCTGCCCGGAGACTCATGTAATAGGACATTTTAGGAACCATATCTTCAGCAAGATAGGCTTTTGTCATTTGGTCGAACCAACGGAAGCCTTCTTTATCTCCAAGCTGAAGGGCTTTTTTAGCTTTAAGGAATCCTTCACCAAGGGCTTTAGTGGCTCTTTGTTCTGGTCTTAGACTATCTACCATATTCTTTAGATTAGAAAAACCTTCTACCGACTCAAAAGCGGATTCTTCTAGAAGCTTTAATACCTCAGGATCAAAAATCTCATCATTAAGATTAAAGACTTTTCCATCTATATCAATTTTTCCAAGGTTGATCCCAAGATTTTCAATTCCTTTTTTACCAACCCCACCTTCTTTGCGAAGCTTTTCCCCAATCGCAATTTTTTCAAAGGCACCAGCCATCTTACTTTGAAGTCGGATATTTCTAGGCTTAAGAGGATTGAATCCCGCCTGGCTTAGCATTACAAAGTTAGATGCGAGATTCTGAAGATGAGTTGGGGGTGATAAAGCCGTCTTTGCAGTCTTGAAAATCGCAGTAGCAACATCGAACGCATTTGCGGCCATCTGTGTTTGTCCGAAGATTCCTTCTGGAGCAAATAGATCTTCGAATACGGATTTCTTAATCATAGGAAGCTCATCGGCATCATCTAGCCAATCGGGCTTACTCTTTTTAATCATACGCTTAAGAGTTGTAGCAATCCCAGGCTCTAATGTTTCTAAGCTAACAAATCCAGCGGCTTCGGCCTTCCGAATACTTCCATATTTAAACATAACGTCTCTAGCAGAAACGGCGAATTCACTATTGGTTGCAATATCTCGTACTGTCTTATAATTATTTAACAGTAAACGGTCCATAATAAGACCCCGAGTTGTTAACTCTGTTGGGTCTGTAATTAGTTCCCCGTTCATTAATCGTTGTGCTACCTCAGGGAGATCCTTCCCTCTAGGCTTTAATGATTTACTATCAAGTCTGGGCATATCAAATGCACGCAAAAACGTTTCACCGTCTTTGTGCCCAAGTGGGACATACTTCCGACTTACAGACACGTCTGGTCTGGGGGTTTTTATGTCCAATGCTGGAATGTGGAGTTCGCCGACTTTCTTAATTGTATCGTCGGTAATGAGGCCGTGCTTTAAAGCATCTGCTTGGTGGGATCGCATGGCTAATTCCATGCCGTCGGCCCATTTTAATTCTGAGGGTGTGAGCGACGCGGCGCCCTTAATAAGCCCAGGGCGCATCTTATTCACCCAGTGAGCATAGATCTTTTTACCAGCAGCAGCATCGGGAGCTTCCGAAAAAAACTTCCCAAAATTCTCTGCTTTAAATAATGAATCAAGATTGTTGTGGAATGCTTTTGTAGCAGTTTCACCACCATCAGCAACCTCTGAAGTTAATTTAAAATAATTGTTAGTGAATCGACTTGCAAACTGCATTTTAACTTTATCCATTAGGGTAAAATCTTCAGTTTCGCCAAGCATATTCTTATTTAATTTTTCAGCTAAATCTTGAGTTTTATTTTGTGAAATTTCTAGGTTTCTAAGTCTTTTTAACCCGGATTCTCCAACATCCTCTATTTTTTCAGCCTCATGTAACAATCCTAAGTTTTTAAACCTAGCAACTTCGTCAGCTTTAGTTATTCCTGCCGTTCTCTTTAATAAACTAGCTCCCCTGCCAACATTCTTAAACGCCCAGGCTGCTCGGCCTAGAGGAAAAGCCATCCCCCCGACCAGTGATGTAGTATTAAGAAGATTTAACCAAAGAGGTTCTTCACTCCATTGTTGCTTCGCGCTTTCCCAATCGTGATGAAAACCGCTGTTATCGTATTTGAGTCCAACAACGGCCATTTCACCACCGAATAGAAAGTCCATAACATCAACATCAAGACCTTGATCTTCTTCTATATCAACCTCTCGCCCAGCATTTGGCGTAGTAACAAGACTTAATTCTCTAGGAAGATTTGTTGGTTCTAGAAGATCGGTTCTATTCTTTCTATGAATAAGATCATATTTTTCTCTTTTTTCTTGGGGCGAACGGGTAAGTATTCTATCCTGCGCGTCAGGAGATTCAAGCAAATTTGTATTATTGTTTCTACTTTTTCGAGCACCACGATCTCGAATATCTTTCGCGTCGGACGTTCTCTTCTTTAGCCCAGTAAGATTTGTATCATACGCAGGGGCCTCGTCACCCTGAGGGTGTATAAGTTCTTCTTCATCGAGTAAATTTGCTTTATTTCTAACTGCCATCTACTAAAATTCCTGCTTTCTTATACCGCTCACGCTGCCGCGCAGATCTCCCCCTCATCGGCGAGCCCCTGCGTCCAGTAGACACCTTACCAGATTTACTAAAGTGGTTATAAATATTTGGATTAAGCGTCTTTAACTTAGACATATTATTAATTGTATTTATAACTTCTGTTCTAATCTTTTTCTTTGTTATATCTGTACTGGTAGAAAGGCCAAACTCTTCTGTAAGCTGTCGGTTGATTTCTGCCATAACAGCATCAACTGTTCCATCAAACGAAGTTGGATTTTCGTTATAAACGATATCATCCATAACTTGAATGGCGTTTGCCACGTAGTCTTTCTGTCTGATTTCGGTGTTTTTTCTATTAAGAGGTCTAGAGTCCTTTTCAATATCCTTATGAGGGAAGAACGTGGGGTTGTTCTCTGACCAGGGAGTAGCTAAATCGGGGCGTACTTGTTTAAGGGCACGACCAGTAGCAATTCTCATCACTCTAGGATTCAGAGTATCAACCATTCTTCCTAATTCTTCTGCATCATTGGTTTCACTGTATGGAGTTCCGTCTGGCTTTTTTTGTGTTTCAATAATTTGTTGTGTAACTTCTGCTCTAGCTCCACCAATGAATGCTGCTATCTTTTCTCTACCTTGTGGGGTATTAGGTAGATAATCGGCAGTCCAATCTATTCCCTTATTCTGAATAAGGTCACCGATTGTAGCATTCTTAAGCTTATCAGTCTCGGAACCTTTACTTCTGTCGGCTGGCAATCTGTCTTCTTTGTGAGCCTGACTGTCCATGAGTCTTGTTTGGGCTCTAGATGCTTCATTTGCTTGAACCATAGTTGGTCCAAATTGTTGAGAAATTGATTCACTTTGTCTTGTTACCACACCCTCAATTTCTTTATTAATATATGGGTTGTTTGCATACTTACCAGCAGACTGAGCATACTGGTCTGTAAGATTACTAATTCCCGAAAGACTTGAAGTAAAAGCTTCTTGTCTTAATAAACTTACTCTTTCTTTCCCAGCAGGAGAATCTAAATCAAGATTTTGTGTTACACCGTTGGCATCAGTATATACCCCTCGATTAATCATACTCATTGTATCGGACATTTTTGTTCTAATTGCCATCATTTTATCTTGATAAGGTCTTCCATTTTGTGAAATAAAATTATCATACTCTGCTTTCCACCATCTATCGTGAAGAGTATTAGTAATATTTGCACCCATTTGTTCAAATGGCTTAGCAAGAGCAGGGTTATTAAATTCTTGCGCGAACGCAGAACCTAAGAACGCAAACCCCATATTTGTAAGACCCGTGCTAATTGTTCGTTGCATCTCACCCGGAGGCTGTTGCTGTTGCTGTTGCTGTTGTGGGTTAGCGGGAGGTAAAACCTCATCAGGATTTCTAGCCGGTTGTTGAGGTGTTTGTACTGGCATTTTTTGATTTGGTTGTGCCATTATAGGTTTCCTCCAACTACGCCGCTTGGCATACTAGGAAGTCGTGATCCCGACGGCGTTACTCCTGGGGCGACGACCGCTGCGCCCCCCTCTGTCGCAGTTCCGGGCGTAAAGAACTCTCTTCCAGCATTTAATAGATTACCAGCACCACTCATCAGTCCACCTATTCCTCCAGCATTAAAGAAACCAGAACCACCACTAGAACTGGCAGCACCAGGAACAGCAGAGTTACCAGCCATATTACCAAATGCTCCACCAGAAGTGAACATTGCGTTTGTAGCGCCTCCAGTTGCGTATCCTGCGACTACCCCAACGGCACCAATAATAAGTTGTTCTACAAACTTACTATCTCCGACGGCAGCCCGAGCCTGATATCCTGCTTGGGACATAGAACTAGCAGCCTGTGTGGCCGCAGTCATAGAATTAGCTAAACTATTCATTGTTTGTTGATAATTATCTCTAATACCTGGGAGCCCATCGAGGAATCTTTGATTCCCCATTGACACTCGTTCAGCATTTTGTCTAATATAATCATGTAATTGAAGGTTGGCATTCCAAGTTTCATTCACTCTCTGAAATGCAACATCGTGCTTAGCACGAATTTCTGTAGCTTCTGACATCGCGGCACGCCTAGCTGTCCCGCCCTTAGCAGATCTATTTTTAAGATCCCGCATTGTTTCTTTCATCGCTGTTGCTGCGCCTTCGTGAATTTGACCTAAAGTACTTTGGCTTAGTTTTTCCCAAGCGGGGCCCTGTTGAGCTAACAATTGCTCAGATTCGGCAGTTTGTCTACTCTGAATGCGGAAAGAGGCCGATTGAGATGCCTGAGCTGCAAACTTCTTAGGATCTAGAATGCCTTTTCGCACATCATCAATTTCATCTTGAGCCGCAGAGCTTCCTATGCCTTTTTTGCCCACACCTCCAGATAGTTTATACTGTAATAATCCTTTGGCTTGTGCCGAATGTTGTTCATCGGTTTTATAAACATCATCATACGTGCCCGGTGTCCCTGTACTACCAGCGGTGCCTGGAAGATCATATGTTCCAGGGGCTCCCAACATGTTAAATACATTACCGCGGGCTTGTTCGGCTGCCATTGTTCGAGACTTTTCAGCCTCAACCGACTCAACAGCCATGTAACTTAGTAGCCCTTGGCGAGCAGCCTCATTACGTGCTCGCTGTTTTTCTTTTGCTTTTGAAAAAATAGCCATTTTTACTCCTAATTAATTATCTGAATATTTAATGAAAATATCAATTTTAAGATCCCGGGCCGTTAGGAAAGTCCGCGACCACATTTTGTACAACTGTGAAGTCGGTGTTAATTTCACCATCTTCAGAACAATCAATATCTCCACCCCCCGGTACCCCACCACTTCCTAATTGATTAAATCCAGTGTCTCGGGCAACATATTTCAACTCCGAGCTAACAATCCCCATTTGCCAATAATGTATTAAATTTTGACCTTTTTCATATGTATGGGGGCCACCAAGTGAATTATTTAACCAATGAATTGTACCCGCTGGGCCTTTAACTCCGTCTAGTCCGTTATATAAATAACTCATTTCAGTTTGTGTGAGTCTTGCATTCCACATTCCTGCTGAGTGTATTCTACAGACAGCCGGTTGATTCCCCTTCGACGTGGGGCCTCTATACAGAGAACGATCCCCGGTTGTAAAATACAAAGCATTAGCGTCACAACCAAATACAACATCTCTCGGATCTTTAAGATTTGGAGGGGGATCAAGTCCGATCGTACTATTGGAGTTTGGAGTAAAAGTATTAAAACCGTTTTGTGGATTATATACATTAATTCCATTTACATTATCATAATCACAAATAAAAAAGTACCATTCATCTAATCCAAGAGGCCAAATAACATTTTGGGAGCCTGCGTTCCAATCTGCAAGATCAATATCATCTAATTGACTAGGATTTTGATTCTGATAAAAATCATTTTTGGCCCATGCTCCTGTAGCGGGTGCGAGGTCAGATGGATCTGTTCTGCCGCCGCCGATGCTCACACGAGTTAGAAGCAATCCTGAGGCTCCAGTATTTCTCTGTAAAATAATATTAATCGCATTAAAGCTACGGTTGTTAATATCTTGTTGTGGAGAAAAACTATTAAAAATAGTAGAAGTTTGACCAATCTCGGGCCACGCGAGCCACTTGATCCAGCAAGCAAAAGTCCAATGATCTGAAATAGATCTAAAGTTTGCGGGAACTCGTCCCCGTAAATACTCATCTGCTATATTCGATTGCCCTTGCCCGATTGTACTTAAGTGCATTTCAACTGCTCTATTATCAAATTCAACAACCGCTGGCTCAGAAGCGTCGGGAATATTACTGGGGATCTGATCTGATTCGCCTTCGTTAGCACTCCACATCGGAAGAGAAAGACTCGCTACGTCATTTTCTACTTCTCGACCTACAATTTCTAACCAATATGTAAGATTTTTTTCCGCTGTTTCAGTTGTTACAGGAATTGGGGCAAACATAAAAGCAAAACAAGTTTCAAATGTCGTACCTCTGGCATAATCTAAATCAGTAGATGCGGGGGGGTCAAGACCGGGCCGTATAATCCCTACACCCAAAGCAGTATTATCTAAATTAGTTGCCGATTCGGTTGCCTGAAACAGGGGGACAGACTGTAGAAGTACAGCCGAACTAAACGGCTTCTTGGGGTCCGCCCGATATAAGTTAGCCGTGCAGGAATTATTTCCAGTACTTGCAGCGCCAATTAATCGGTCTAGAGTAAAGGAACACCACGCAAAAATAACATGCCCTGTATTATGATAAATTGTGTGATTAACCAGTGTACCGATTGTATTAAAGTCGTTCCGGGCACCTTCCAGAAGCATCACGTCTTCTGTTACATAAAAATCAATAGACACTGGGGGGGACTGTGTATCATTTCTTCCAACAGAGTGAATCAGAGCCTTATAGTTTCCACCCTTGCGTCCCTTAAAGAAAAATGTATTAGTATAAGATATGAAGGTTTCTGTGGTCCCCTCCCCGTCCATATTAGTAACAACAATTTTATAGTGAAGTAAAATTGAACTATTTACAGCGGGCCACGTAAGCTTTGCACTTCGTATGCCGGTTTCATGTGTAATAACAGAAGGAGGGGGAAGCTTTCTATCTATACGGGTGCGACCTTTTGTATTTGGATTAGTGGGGGTTCTATTGTTAATGGCCGCATCAATTAATTCACCCACCCTAAGGAGCAGACTTTTTTCATCCGTGGGTAGCCCTTGCATTCGTTGAATGCGTTTAGCAAAATATGATCTTCGTCTAGCCATTATATTAAATGCCAAGCTCCAAAACGTTAAGGTGCGCCCACCACACCACTGTACTATCGGCCGCCCGCGCAGACCCATCATTAAGAGTCGTTGTATCTTGTACTTCTAATCTTACGTTGAGAGACTGACCTAATAGGGGGTGTTCTAATATGAATGGTCCAATAGCAAAAGAATTATGAAATTCTCCAAACGTCTCCAACCATTCTGTTCCTTCTGCAACCAATGAAATCCCATCCGTATCAATAACTTTAACGACCACACTTCCAGTAATTTGATCTATCCCAAATAAACCAACAGCCGGATCTGCATAAAGTGAAATGAACCCCCACACCATTGAATTTCCATTTGAGTTAATTGGGGTATAATCTAATTCTGACCCCCCCAGAACAACTACTGGATCTGTTCCAATAATATTTACATAGAAATCTTCTTGTGTGTGAGTTGTAATATCAAATAGACTAGGAGTCACTCCTAATTTTTCTGAGTATGGGGTTGTTGTACCGTCTTTTCTAATTCCTCGTACTCTTACAAAGGTTGTAGCGGTTAACCCATCAAGTACTGTAATTATACCGAAAGTAGGAAAAGTGTCAAAAGTACTAAAATTTTGTGTTGTAGAAACATCTACCTCATAGAAATTAATTCTCTGGTCTGGTAGGGGATCCCATTCAATAACTGCCCCACGAATTGTTGCGCGTACAGTTAAAACAGGAATAGGTAAAGTTTGGTCTACTTTTCGTTTTAGTAAAGATAATGAAGACTCTAAACTTGATAGTTCTTTTGAGTCCTGCATTTCTAATAATGCACGTTCAAACTCCTGTTGCTGGCTGTGTGTGAAGTTTGTAAATCGTTTCGCGAATGTTCTTAAAAAGTCCGTTCCGGCCATGTTTAACTCGTTAATACTTCAAAAATATTAAAATTCTTTGTTGTAATTGTTGCTGGAGAGCCATAAACCACAGAAGAAATTGGGTCGGCATCGTCTGAGTCCGCCGGAGTATCATTAAAAATCCAGTCATTAGGCTCGGGGTGCCAATTAATAACCCGGGCCTTTAATTGAATTACGTTAGAGCCTGCAACTAAAGTTGAAAGTTTTTGTACAAACGCTCCCCTACGAATTAATTTAAATGGGCCAGTCATAAGTAAGGAATCGGGCGTCGTAAAGTCCCCGATATCCGCTGTTTTTACTTCTAGAATAGACCCGAGAGGGAACGCTGCGGTATTATTTGTCCCATAAGATGTAACAAAAAAATTTTGTCCAACTTGGTTATCTTCTACAATCCATTGAAGTTCTACGTCCGTCCATTCAACATTATATATTGGACTCCCAGTTACATTAATAGAGATTTCATAATCTATAGAGTAATACGCTCTCCCTCCAATTGCATTATAGTCTATTTCAAAAATAGGCTGGAATTCCTCTGATAGAAAGATAGGCGCCGTAAACGCTGACCCATCAAAATATCCATACGCCTGTGAGAATGGAACAACCGCTACAATATTATTAGACCAGGGGCCGAATAATTGATTTTTTGTAACAACTCGGATCCGTATATAATAGGTTCGTCCATCTAATAAGTTTGGGAACACATAGAAAGGATCGGATGTAACAAATGAATCTAAATTTGCGAAATTTGGTGTCTCACTAATTTGGGTTTCATAAAATAAAAATTGTTTGAGTCCTTTGGGCGCGGCCCATGCTAATCGGATTTCTCGATACTCTACCTCAGAATTAATATCCTGATCTGGAATCTTTGGTATGAATGGAGAGAACACTCTTTTATTAGATTGAGAAACCTGAGCAGCGAGACTAGAATTGAATGCATTTTCAAGATGAGCAACAAATAATCTTAACTGAGAGTGACGACCGGGTGTCCACTCTTTAAGGTTATTAGTCTCTTGGTTTGGAAATGCTCGTCTGTATTCGGACATTATGTAACACTTTTAACATTAATTACCTGCCCTGGGAATGGGTGAAGTTGAGCAGCGATTCGAATGCCAGTAATTCGACAATCTACATCGGCTTCATTGTTCTCAACTGTAATTCTTACAAACTCTCCAGGGTGAAAATTAGGCTTAAGGGATTGTCGGATAAGTGAGTTATTTGTCCCAAATGTCATAACCACATCTTGAGAATCAAGAGCTTGAACCTGCGAGGAGCCCTCAGCAGATTCAACCGTTACCGTCCAGTTAATTGCTGTATTATTTTCTACACGTATTTCAATATAGCGTGGTTGTACTCGACCCGAGAAACCTCCTTCTTGACCGAGGGGCCCACCCAAACGTAGATAAGGGGTCTGGAATTTAGTTTTAATAGGGGTTGAAGATCCGGTCGGACCCGTCCAGTTAAGTTGGCCTTCGGTAAAGAACTCATAAACCATACCAGAATCGTCCGAAGCATATAGATGGAAATCACTATTCGTGTCTTCAATTTCAACGGTATCTAGAATATTTATATCTGAAGGAATATTTAATGTAGTCCAATAACCTTTTGTTACATCATCAATAGAGTATTGATATGAAAAAATACTATCATATTCAGGAATCGGCGATGTAGTATCTGGGTTAAACTGGAGGATAACATTTCTTCTTTTACTGTGGGTTGTGTGCATTAAATCAATATTTTTCTTTGGTAATGCGTCATACTTATCTCTAATCGGTTCACTAATTTTTTCTGTATTATTACCATCAAACAGACGAAGCCCATCTTTGTCAACCGCATAACCAACCATACGACTCTTTCCTGCGGCCCTCCGACCTACACATCCCATATTATCAACAAGCTTGTCTACAGCGAAATCGGGGTTATCCCCCATAACTTGCCACTTTCCTGTTTCTGTTTCCACAATTAAGGTAGAATATGTTTCATAAATCGCGGTAATTTTATCATCTAGTTGGAACTCATTAAGTAGAGGCCAGCTTTCTAGTTCATTAACTTCACTATAATATAGAGAATTGGGGTTCTGCGGATCTCCGGCCATGAAACCAGTATCCTTCCATACCTTGAAAATTCCTACTTTAGGTGGGGGGCTGTTATCATCAGAGAAATCCCCAACCTGTGGTGGGGTAGACGTTCCTAGACTGCCGTCAGGAATGATATCTGTATAGGTAGTCGCTGAGTTGTTTTCAATTCGATCTAAGAATAAGAATAAACTACCTCCGGCTACAGTTCTATAAATTTGTCTCGCAGTAACCTGAAGATCCTCAGATACGGGGATATTTGTTAAATCAATTTGTGCATGGCTGGCGGCTGTAACCGCAGCACTGGCAGGACCGGCGTTAGATTCCTGTCCATACTTGGAAACATAGGTTACAACATACTGATAAACCCCTGTTTGCGTCCCAACCCCAGAAACGGTTGCAATAGGGTTACCCTCGTCCAAACTATGGAATCTATCTAGACGAATTCCCGTGCGCGTGTGAGTCTCATCATTAAGTCTGAAGTCCCAACGCACCCTCTTAATAGTTTGATCTTCAGGATAAAAGTGTCCCCTTGGACCAACAGGGGCCCCACTGAAGTCGAGGTTTAGTTTATTCCACCCCTCAACTAATTCACCAATAGCGAAGTAGAACTTCCAGTGGTTATTTTCAACGGTGTCACCATCTGGGCTAACCCAAACAGCCATCGCAGCTTCTCCAGTATTAAATGAACTAGGGTCGATGCTGTCGGCCGTTAATTGTCCTCTTGGGATGTATGTGAAGAAGCTCACTCTATTAGCCGCAGTATACTGCGAGGGTCTAGCGTCGGAGCTTGCATAAAATTGGTTGTCTAACTTCTTTTCAATATAGAATAATCTAGAACCCGCTACATCTTTATCAATTCTAGTAGATGCACCGTCCCATGTAATAGTACTATCATCCGTAACAGTCATTTGACTGGCTGGTTTAGTCTGAAAAGTAGAAGACGTATTGAAGGATTCTCGAACTGTTTGAGTGCCGCCCGGAGCTGTAAGGCCCCAATTGGTAATTACCGCACCGTCGTATTTTACAAGATCATCCCCCTGTCCTACTAGATCTGGATTTTGATTTGTAATATATGTGAATTTTTCGTGCTGGTCTGATGAATGAAAAAGATCCGCCGTCCTACCCGTCTTCAGCGTAGTAATACTACTACCGTCGATTCTACCAAGAATCGTACCTGCTGCGACTAAAGTATGACGAAGGATCTGACCATCGAGATCTGAAGTTTTGTAAAAATCAATCCACGGAATTTTTTGAATTACACCATTTTCCGCGTACTGTGTAGATAATATTCGAGTGTTGCCCTTAACTTTTGTTAGGGCACCATAAGTTTCAAAGAGATCACAATTTTCGGCAATACGAAGTTGTTCAGCCTGAAGAATATCAGGACTAGACTTTGTAAATAGACCTTTAAAGTTTAAAAGATCAATATATGGTAATGTGGGAAGGCCCATTAATTACGTTGATCCTCCAGGGAGTAGTCCTTTATTTTTATAATCATCTCTAATTTTCTTTGCTGCGCGCATTTGTGATTGAAAGTCTTTATAATCCGCAAGAGTTCCAAGCACACTTAATTTACCGGCCGACCGGCGCCCGATGCGCCCAGCCCGTTCAGCAACGGCTTTGGCTTTTTTTAAATCAATACTTTGAAATGGATTTGATCGAGATCTCATCCCGGTAACTCGATGCCCGTGTACTATATCAGCTTTAGGATAGGGTTTACTAAGAGCGACGGCTGCTTCTTTTACAAATTTCGGGTCCATCGCCTTATTTTTAGCTACTTTATGCACTTCTTCGAATGCACCGGAATCTCCCTTTCGGCGAGCGGCCTCTGCATGTGGGGTGCTTACAACCCCTTCAATTTCAATATTTCCTTTGAAATTATTTTGAGGCTTGGAATACGCACCGATCCCCTCTACGCTCTGGGATCCTCTAGAAGCCTTAAATTTAAATGGTGAACGTCCTAATAACTGTCGATCAAAATCATCTACTCCACCCTTAAGGGGGGTTGTTTTAACCCTAGTTTCGAGAAGATCAGCAGCCCGCTGGGATAGCTTACGCGAGATACGTGCCTTTTGGGTTGGACTATAAACACCTTCTAGGTCTTTAATCGAAGACATTTATGCATCCAAATAAGAAGGAATAAATGGGATTACTTTCTGAGTGGATACCATTCTACCGTCTATAAAACGTTCCCACTTCACTTGCCACTCCATACGCTGTCGTTGTACACTATCCATTTGACCAGGACTAGATTCTAGATATCTTTCCGCGTCCATTGCCACAACGACCGTATCAAGTACCAATATTTCATCTAGCATCGCAGGAAAATCCGAATGAAGGGTGTCCCCATCATCAATTAACTCTTCAGGAATACCAGTATACTCAATACGTAGACCGTTTGTAATACTCTGAGTTGAAGCAGGCTCTAACATAAAACCCGAACCTACCGGACGGTAGTCGGGCAACCATTCATCACCCCCAGCACTGGGGATGTTAAGACTGGCAAAGTGTCTTTCTTCTCTTTGTATAGGAACGCGCCGACCGTCAGCTCTAACGATTTCCATTTTGAAAAGTCGTTGAAAACTTGAGGGCCAAGCATATCTATTTTGATTTGCTACAATATCGCGTGTTGCTACAATTGTAAAATAACCTTCGTGGGCCATTTCTAACTCAGCAGACCGAACTCGATATTGGGTGTTAAAAAGGTGTTTTAAGAACTCCTGACTCCAACGACTTTTCTCAGCTGTATCTTCATTAAGATAGCGTCGTACTCTAATAAGAAAATTCGAAAATGTACCCGTTAATTGTGCAGCCATTTATTTACTCCTTTTCTAAATAAGAAATAGCCCTCTTTAAGAATATTCTTCTGTAGTTGGGTAAGTATCGTCACAACTTGGACAAGTTTTCTTATTCATTTATACCTGTAATCAACCCACCTTCTTTATCAGTAATATCTCTAGTAATCTTAGAGCGTTTAGTATTAACACCTCCGCCACTGAAAATGATGTCTTTTTGGGGTCGGGTCGGATTAATAATTCCTCGATCATAATTCTCTTTGGCTCTTTTTACAAGCCATTTATTTTCATTTTGAATTTGATTTTGTAGATCATCTCTATCATTTTGCATTTGAATTCGAACAGCGTCTTGATCGTCTTCGAGTTTTCGATTCCACGCAAGGTGTCCGTACTTATCAGCAAATTTAGCCTGTAGGTAGAGTCTACGAACGAGAAGATTTAAATATTCACCGTGATCGTCTTCTATTTTTACAATATGAGCCCACCCGTGCGGGTCACACATTCTCCATAGATGCCAATGATTATCTGGATCTGGTTTCCCATCTCCATTGCTGCTCGTCACAAGGCCGAAGTTTAATTCACCAAATTTATGATTAATAATAAATCTAGTATTGTCAAGTTCGCCTTCATATTCATTAAGAATATCTTCCCACATGACGTTGTGTTTGTGATAAACAAGAAAAAATTTCTCATCTATTCCTTTAAGATCATAATAAAACCAAGATGGTAGATCAAGACCGGGGGAAAATTTACGATATTTTCCCCGCGGCCTCATTCTATTAGGTAGCCTAACCAAGATTTCCCCTCCTTTAAGCTTGTTTAGAATCCGTATACTTTAATTAAAATACCAAGACCGTTAATTCCCTCACAATCATTAATTGTAAGTTGTTTAAAGTTTGTGTTTGATTCATCAGAAGTCAAATCTACAGAACCAATTAATGCAGTCCCATCAAGATCTTGAACGGGGGTGATTTCTGCAAATAGTGGATGTGCTAATTGACTCTTGAATGTGTCCGCAGCTTTAAAATCATTTAAAGCAGCTTGTTGAAAATACAAAGTTTCTACTTTATATGGTCCACGAACATCAATAAAACGAACAAACGCTTCTTCTTCTGTTCCAGCAACCATAGAAGGTCCAGCCGCAGTTGCAACTTCAGCCAGTGTTCTTTCTGCCATTATTATCTCCTTTTGTAAGGTTCTTCTTTTCTACGTTCCCGCGCGGCCTTTGCATAAGGCTCTTGCCTTTTTTCTCTACACGAAAGACAGTACTTAGGGGGTTTGCCCCTATGACTCTTCCTTTGAATAGAAGCACCGCAATCTGCACAACGTAAATTCATATGAGAATAGGGGCTGGGCCGAAGCCCAGTCCCTTAACTCGTTAGCCTATTATGTTAAGCTTGCTGTAGAGGCGCTGTCGCCGATAGCGAGGAATCCCATTACACAAACATGTCCTTCGGATGTCGGATTTGTTAGACCGTCAAGAACTACATATACTTTTTGAGTACTTGTGTTATATTCAGCAGTCCAAATTCCTTCGTCGATGTTAAATACACCATTAACTGATTTAACATTAAATGAAACAAAGTCAAGTGTTTCTAGTCCAAAAGCCTTAGGGCCTCCTGACTCGTTTAGGTCTAACCCTGTTGTATCGGCCCATGTTGCTGAAAGTTCACCCCAAACAATTTCTTTATTGTTCTTAGATGTACCAGTTAAAGAGCTTCCAGTCCCCGGAAGTGTGAAACGTCCTTGGACCTTTACGTGAGTAATATCACCATTTGCCATTTTATTCTCCTTAAATTATTCCGCTTCCACTTCGGAAGCTATTACTGGACAAACACCAAACACTTGATTCTTTACAAATTCTGTATAGATTGTGAATGTTGGGTTTTGTCCTTTTTCATTTAACCACTGTGTGGCCGACCCGTCGGGGTTGAGACAAAATGTCCCAATCCCTGCGGCCGAAGCACAACTTACGCCGACAACTAATGCAATGAGTATTGCACCTCTTCGCATTAAGCCGAATCTCCCTTATCAAAGTTGAGCATACCAGTGTGTCTAGATGTAACAATTAGTTCATCTCCGACTGTGGCACCATCAATATTGAAAACGGTGTCTCTACCTGTTAGGTAGAAAGTAGGATCGGCCGTTGCCTTAGCTGATTGTAAGATAGATGCGTCCAGAGCGGTTGGTATAGATACGAAGTCGGCAGAACTGACGATAGTTACTTTAGTAACTACAACCTGTTCGCCGTTTCGTAGATCTACGAACTCTTGTCTTGATGGAAATAGTTTAGGCATTAAATTATCTCCTTATAGGCCAGCAGCGCCGGTAGAACCAGAACCTGCTGCATTTCCGATACATCGAACTACAAGCTTATAAGTGCCTGTTGTTGATAGAGTATCAATATGAACCTGCTTTACACCATCATCGGTCTGAAAAGCGAACCCAAGTCCCGTAGTAGTTGCAGCAAGGCTTGTATTGTTACCAACTGCCATTTGATTTGTAGTCACAGCAACTTCTGAAGTCGCACTTCCAGCAACAGCATTCAAAGTCTGAATTGCGTGTGTGCCAGGAAGTTCTGCAACGGATACCGCGGAATCAGGAACAACAACTCTAGTATCATTTCCTGAAGTGTGGCTCACATCGAAAATAATATAAGAATTGCCCGCTCTATCATCTACTACTAGACTATTTGTGGGTGTTACTACTGCGTCAGCCATAGTAAATCTCCTTATTATAAAATAGAGGAGGGCCCGGGGTTTATACCGAACCCTCCTCTGTATTGATACTGTTTTAACTAGCCGACTTAGGTTTAGTAAGTAGGTACTGTTAGACCAGTAATCTTTGCTGTTTGGTTAAGCATACGAGCAACGTTTTCGCCGTAGTACTTCAACAGTACTGTGAATGAGTCTGTGCCTGGTACCCAAGCCATGTTAACTCTTTCGTCAATACTTAGTGGACGTACAACGCCTCTTTCGACTGCTCCCAGGTTGATCTGGTATACTTGATCCGGTAGGGCTGCCCAAGAGATTAACCAAGGACGACCTTCGAATGTAGTAAGTTCTTGCTGAGCACCAAGTTCTAGCTTCATGTCGTTAAAACGACGGAAAGGTAGAGCAATTTCAGTGTAACGGTCGTACTGATCCCAGTTAGAAATCATTACGAAGCCGTCCATTGCTGCGGTGTCAGTTTCAACCATTAGCCGCTTGCGGAGTCGTCTTAGGAGAGACTCATCAAGGGCTGTAGATCCAGCCGGAATAACCTTAGACTGTAGAACAGGGTATGTTGTACGGCTTAGGTTATAGATTGTACCTGTAGCAGATACGATGGCTGGAAGACCAAGAGCTGTTACTTCCTGAGGTGCGCTTGAACCACTCTGTTCACCAGCAATATAGATACCATCACCACTTGTAGCAGTTACAGCACTTGATACTGTAATTGTTGAGTTAGCAACGTCTCTAGCTAGCACTGTAACAGGGCCAGCCTGTCGTAGACCAGTAGTGTTATTCAGGAATTCAACAACCTGACCAGAACGGAATGGACGAGCATCGTCAACTCCAACTACTGTGTCACCTGATGAACCGCCTGATTCATTTGTCAAACGTCCTGTACCGTCTCCGCGAAGGAATACGGTTTCGAAGTTTGCACCAGCTCTTTTCACAGATTGTGAAATAGCGTCGGTAATGCCCGAAGCGAAAGCATCTTCACCACCCTTACGGGATACGGCTTCTGCAAGACCAGAGAAGGTTACTACGTGGTAGTACTTCTTAGGACGTACACGAGCCTGCTTGATGCGTTCGTTACCGGCTGTAGGGAGTGAGTTGTCGTCTGTTCCACGCCAACCACCACCTGATTCATTTCCGTCGATTCTGATTGGGAAATAAGCTCCGTCACCCGTAGGTACGAAACGTGGATTTTCTCTAAGTCTAGTATAAATAGGCGCAGAGAGTTGCTGCATTTGAGCAATATAATCAACCACATATCGACGGAGTAACATATCACCTAGAGTTTCAAAGGTAATCATTTAATGTTGTCTCCAATATTCCGCCATTCCCATCAGATCTAATTAAACTTTAATTATTTCCTGCCAACTTTCATTGCTCGGCCCATATCTGCGGCGAATTCATCATCAGAAATTTCAGATTGAAGAATCTTTCGACCTCCAACTTCGACTTCCTTAAATCCACCGTAGTTTTTGCCTTGAATGATTTGTTGTAGCTCCTCTTGAGGAGTTAGGGTAGGCTTTTCTTCGATTTCAACTTCGTAACTATCTGGATCAGCAGGATCTATTAAACCACCGCGAGGTACGCCAAAATAATCAATTGTTTCTTGGAACGTTGTTCTCAAGACCTCATGAAGTTGACTGGGGTCTTGTGCGAGATTGTCCATATCTACGGCATCGGCCCATAGTTTTCCGATAATCTCTCTATCTTGTTCCGTGTATTCTTCTGGCAGTTGATCTAACCACTTTACAGCAAACGCATCGGCTCTCTGTGTGATTATCTCTAGTCGCTGGTCAGCCATTTCTTCAGCAAGTTCACTCTGTTTACTTTCAAGGAATTGACGGGTTTTGTCAAGTGTTTTAGTACTAACTTCACCTGTTTCCTCAATTTCTTCTTCAATGCCTTTAATCTTGTTATCAAGAGCCCGAATATGGGGTAGCATTTTGGGATCATTTGCTAATGCACGAATCTCGCGAACGAGGTCCGCATCTTCTTTGGTTTCGTCCAGCATTTCGGTAAGTCTCGTTAAGGATGATGTCTGATCTCTTAAAGAAGCTTCAAGTTCAGTGTACTGTTCCTGAAGTTCTCGTTTAGAATCATTAACTTCCTTAAAACGTGAATAAGGTACCGTATTTGGTCCCTTTTTACCCTCTTTTGTGGTTTCGTATGTCTCTGTTCCAGTTTCAGTAGATGGCGATTCTACTGTTTCAACATCCCCAGCGATTGCTTGCTCTAGTTTTGCTGAAATATCTGCGCCTGTTTCATTATCCATCTTTTTGTCCTCCCTTCGGCTGATGATTGCCGGATATGAATAACACTTTACATGGAGAAGCGAGCCAAAACGCACGTAACTACGGAAGGTTATTCTTCGCTTCTATTTAATTATCTGCTTTAAATTAGTATTTGTCAAGGATTATAATTAAAAAAACCCCGGAACCGTGGGAGGGGGAAAACGGTTCCGGGGCTGCCCGGGATGGGCAAACAGTATTTATTCTAAATTAATCTAAGTAACCTAGCTCTTCAAGTTGTTTTCTCTGGCCTTCGTTAAGAATACCCCGAGGTAACTTATGCTTGGGTTTTTTATCAATTGTAAAGAATTTTTTAATAACTTCAGGGAGACTAAAAGGGGGTTTGGGCTCAACCGGCTTCTTTGGAGTAATTTTAACTTCTGGCATTAGTTTTTTTTATTTCTTTCTAAAATGGTGGTTCTTGCTTTAGGGGGTGGGATATGAATAGGAGTAGGTTTTTTACCTGAAAATATTCCAGTCTCATAAATCTTACTTAACAACTCCTTAACCTTTTTGTTTCTTTTTTTCATTTGTTCAATTATAGTAGACATTTAATACCCTTCTTTTTCTAATTGCTCAAGTTGCGGCCGTGCATTCTTATTTACAATGCTTTCTTTTCTTTTTAAGAGAGGCTTCTTCTTGGGAATCTTCGGAGCAGACTTTTCCATATCTGGATATTTTTTACTAAAAGTAGTTAATCTTTTACTAATTCTATCTAGCTTTTCCCTAAGCATCTTCTTTTCTTCCAAAGTCATAGGCTTATATTCAGGCATTAAATTATCTCCTTGCGTCCACCCAAGCGGCCTCGGGCAACTTTATTTTTCATTTTATCTATAGGACTACCAGGACCAGTTATGGGGTTATCTGCCCCACCGGGAGCTATTTCATTGTTAGATTTTCGCTGTTGTAGAGCAATATCTGGTAATTGAGGTAGAGGTGGGACTGTCCCAAACCCCGGCCGACGGAAAGGAACCTTTTTAATAGGTTTCTTTAAAATTCCTAATTTATCATTCATCCCCAGAATACCGGATGCTGGGGGATCTACGGGTGATTGTTCAGCCATTATGTAGAACCTCCGGGTAGTAGACCCTTCTTTTTATAATCTTCTCTAGTTTTTTTAGACTTCCGCATTTGTGATTGAAAGTCTTTAAATTCACTGAAGAGGCCAATACCGCCTAAACCTTTTAGACCCTTACCAACTCTAGAGGCTGCACGAGAAAGACCTCTAGCATATCTTGTGTATTGGGGGGTTCTATTGCTTTCGGGTCTAGCTGATTGTTTAACCGATGCGTTATGCCTCTTCTCCGCTCTATCTCTAGCTCTTTGGAATCTTTCAAGTTTAGGATCTGGTTCTGCGGTAACCTGCACAGTTTTAGAAGCTGGAATATCTCTTTGATGTTCCCTATGAAATTTATCCACTCGCGCTCTAGAAGCTTTATCTTGATTAAATCTTCTTTTATAACGACGTTCTCTATTTGCTTCAGCAACATTTTCTGGTTCTGATCTTCTTAATCGAGATAGTGCCGAAGCACCCCCAGCATTAATTTTATCTGGGTTGTATATTGGGAGCTTGGGGTTAGCTTTAGCTAAAGCCTCTCCTGCTTTTTTAAGTGTTCCTGGCTTATAGGGCATTATTTCTTCCTATCTTTTCGAGAGTCAAAAAATGGGCTTTTACCTTCCTTAATTCTCTTCTTTGCATGAGCAGCAGCCTTACTCACAACAGATTTCGGTAACTTTTTTCTA